ACGAGCTGTTGCAGCTAACAGAAAAGGGAGACAATCTACAATCTTAACATCCGCTCAAGGATTAGAAGATGATGCTAGCGTTGTTTCCAAAAAAACTTTATTAGGAGGATAGTATGGGAGGAGCTTCACCAGTTAGAATTTTTAAACCTAAAAAACCTGCAGCACCACCAGCACCTGTTTACGTTCCAGCTCCGTCACAAGCTGAAGTATCACAAGCTCAATCTACAAGTATGCAACAACTTGCTAGAGGTAGAGGTAGATCATCAACAATACTTACGGGACCAAAAGGTTTAGGCGATGGAAACGTATCAATTAAGAAATCATTACTCGGAGGATAAATGGCAAAAATAGATCAAACAGCAAAAATGGTTATAGAAAGATATAATAGTCTTAAAGCCAATAGACAGAATTGGGAAGAACATTGGCAAGACGTTGCTGACTATTTTTTACCAAGAAAAAATAACATTACACAAAAACCATCTAAAGGTGACAAAAGACACGAACAGATCTTTGATGGAACAGCTACACATGCATTAGAGTTATTAGCTGCATCTTTAAATGGAATGTTAACAAATACAATATCTCCATGGTTTCATCTTAAATACAGAGACGAAAATATAAATCGTGATGATAGCGCAAAAGAATGGTTAGAAGATTGCGGCAAGACAATGCACCAGGCATTTATGAGATCTAACTTCCAACAAGAAGTTTTTGAATTATATCATGAGTTATTATGTTTTGGTACAAGTGCAATGTTTATTACAGATGATCCTAAAGATGATCTTAGATTTAAAACAGTACATATTTCAGAAATATATATTACAGAGAATGAAAAAGGTTTTGTAGATAGCTTAACAAGAAAATTTCATGTTCAAGCTAAAAATATTCCTGCAATGTATCCAGGAGCTGTTTTACCAAAACCAATACAAGATCTAGTTAACAAAGATCCTTATGGTGAAACACAAATCATTCACTCAGTTTATCCTAACGATGTACAGATGGGTTATGATAATTCAAAAAACATGGATTATAAATCATGTCATGTACATGAAGCAACAGGTTTTTTACTAAAAGAAAGTGGTTTTAAAGAATTTCCTTATGTAGTTCCTAGATATTTAAAATCATCTTCTAATGAAGTTTACGGCAGATCACCTGCAATGAATGCTTTACCCGATACTAAGATGTTAAACACAATGTCTAAAGTATCTATTAAAGCTGCACAAAAACAAATTGATCCACCTCTTATGGTTCCCGATGATGGTTTTATGTTACCAATAAGAACAGTACCAGGTGGTTTAAATTTTTATAGAGCAGGAACAAGAGAAAGAATTGAGCCATTAAATATAGGATCAAACCAGCCATTAGGTTTACAGATGGAAGATCAAAGAAGAAAAGCTATTAGAGAAAATTTCTTTGTTGATCAACTAATGACTATCCAGGGACAAAACATGACAGCAACAGAAGTCATGCAGCGTACTGAAGAAAAAATGAGATTGTTAGGTCCCGTGTTAGGTAGACTACAATCTGAATTGTTACAGCCTTTAGTTACAAGATGTTTTAATTTATTAAATAAAAATAATAAATTTTTACCACCACCCGACACTTTAGGAGATCAAGATATAGAAATTGAATATGTATCTCCTCTAGCTAAAGCGCAAAAGACACAAGAATTATCATCAATCATGCGAGGTATTGAGATATTTGGAACAATGCAAAATGTTGCTCCAGTATTCGATTACATTGATATTGATGGTTTGGTAGATCATGTTCAAGATGTTCTTGGATTACCTGCTAAGATAATGAAAAGTAAAGGTCAAGTAAAAGCTATTCAACAACAAAAACAGCAGGCGCAAATGGAACAAATGCAATTACAACAAGCTCAGCAAGTCGCTGAAGCTGCTGGGTCTATAGCTCCTGCCTTAAAGGCAACTAATGGATCCGAATAAAAAAGCTGCAGCTGTAATTAAACAATTAAGCTCAGACTATAAACAAACTTTTAAATCTGAAACAGGCGAGAAAGTCTTAACAGATTTAGAAAACAGATGCGGTTACAATGTTACTACACATATAAAAGGTGATAGTCATGAAAGCGCATTTTTAGAGGGACAGAGATCTGTCATTCTATTTATTAAAAACATGCTCAATAAAACGGAGGAAAAATGAGTGATCAACAACAGGTAGCGGCAACTACAACAGAGCCGTCTGAAGCGACACAAACAACAACCGCTCCAGTAGAAGAAAAAAATATCGATTGGAAAACAACTTTACCCGATGATATTAAAACTGATGAAAGCTTGAAACATATTCAAGATGTATCATCACTAGCAAAGAGCTACATACATGCTCAGAAAATGGTAGGCGCAGATAAAATAGCTGTACCAAATAAATACGCAACTGAGGATGATTGGAAAATAGTTTATGAAAAACTAGGTTTACCAAAATCACCCGATCAATATAAATATGAGCTACCACAAGATGCACAGGTAGATGAAAACACATTAAAAGAGTTTTCTAAAAATGCTCATAACCTTGGTTTACTTCCGCAGCAAGCTGCAGGTATTGTAAACTTTTATAATGATCTAGTTAATAAAAGCATGGGTGAAGCTGATAATAAAGCAATGTCTTTCAGAGATAACTCTACAAGAGAGTTAAAAATGGAATATGGTCAAGCTTACGATCAGAAAATATCTCAAGCTAAAAATTTAGCAAACTCATCCATCGATGCAGCTTTCTTAAACTCACCGATGGCAGATGGAACAAAGGTTGGAGATCATCCAGCTTTAGTAAGAGGTTTAGTTAAGTTAGCAGAACAAATGGGCGAAGATAAAATTATGCAAGCTTCGGGACCAGCTTACTTAACACCGAAACAAATCGACAAACAAATCGCGGAGCTAACTTCAAATGGTTCAGCTTACTGGGATAAAAACCATCCTAATCACGATGAAGCTGTCGAAGAAGTTTTGGCTTTACGAGATCAAAAAAGTTCTCTATAAGCCGAAATACACTAGGATAATCGCAAGACCCTAGTTGACATAAGGAAAAGACTTAGATCCACAAGATCTAAAATTTAGGCACGACCCGTAAGGATAATCAGCCGAATATTCAATCAACAACTAACAAAGAAGGAGACATAACATGTCAACTCAAATAACAACTTCTTTCGTTGAGCAGTATTCGTCTAACGTAACAATGCTTTCTCAACAAATGGGAAGTAAATTAAGAGGCGCTGTGGATGTTGAAACTGTTAGAGGTAAGAACGCGTTTTTCGATCAAATTGGAGCTACTGCAGCATCAGTAAGATCGTCTAGACACGGGAATACTCCGCAGGTAAATACACCCCACGCTAGGAGACGTGTAAGCTTAGCAGACTATGAATGGGCTGACTTAATCGACGATCAAGATAAAGTTAGAATGCTTATAGATCCAACAAGCTCATACGCAAAAGCAGCAGCAGCAGCTATGAACAGATCAATCGATGATGTAATCATAGCAGCGTTCGATGCAGCTGCAGACACAGGAGTAGCTGGAGGCACGGCAACTGCGCTTCCATCATCTTCTAAATTTGCAACATCAGACCAATCAGACGGAATGACGATTGCAAAATTAAGACAAGCTAAATTTTTCTTTGATAATGGTTCAGTAGACCCAAGTCTAAAAAGATTTGTGGTAGCGGGACCAAAACAGATCCAAGATCTTTTAGCTACAACTGAAGTAACAAGCGCTGACTTTAATACAGTTAGAGCTTTAGCCGCAGGAGACGTAACAAGTTTTCTCGGTTTCGACTTCATTATGTCAACTAGACTATCATTAGATGGCACAAACACTACTGACAGAAAATGTTTCGCATTTACAGAAGATGCTATTAAATTAGCAATCGGTAAAGACGTTTCAGCAAAAATTTCTGAAAGAGCAGACAAGTCGTACGCTACACAAGTGTACTACTGTATGTCTATCGGTGCTACAAGAATGGAAGAAGAAAAGGTATTCTTACTTCCATGTAATGAGTAATCAGTAAACTAAGGTAAGCGGGAGCAATCCCGCTTATCCAAATCTAACATTGAAGGAGAACACATGAAGAAACTTTCTTCAAAACAAAAGAAAATAGCACGTGTCTCAAAACCTAGAAATAGGATCACAGGTGCTGACTTTAAAAAGCTAAAAAAATCAAGAAAGAGAAGTTATGGCTAAAAGAGGATTATACGCAAACATCAACGCAAGAAAACGTAAAGGTATTTCTAGACCAAAATCTAAAAGTACAATTACAAAGAAAGCTTACGCTAATATGAAAGCTGGCTTTCCTAAAAAGAAAAAAAGGTAAATTAAAATGGCATCAGTAATTGAAATATGTAACTCAGCTTTATTGCAATTAGGCGCGCAGGCGATAACTGCATTAACAGAAAATTCTAAGAATGGCAGAATATGTAATGCAAGATATAACACAGTTAGAGATAGTGTGTTTAGATCTCATCCTTGGAATAGTTTAATTAAAAGGCAAAAGCTTGCAGCAGATACAGATACACCTATTTATGGTTTTTCTTATCAGTTTACTTTACCTGCTGATTGTTTACGTGTTTTACATTTAAACGCTCACGATAGTAATTTTAAAGTAGAAGGTAGAAAAATACTTTGTAACGAAGCTTCTATTTTTTTAGTTTATGTATCGCAAGTTACAGATCCTAACGAAATGGATATACTATTAAGAGAAACTATTTCAGCTGCTTTAGCTGCTGATATTGCATATTCAATTACTGCTAACATTGGTATAGCAAATACTTTTAACGAAAAATTCCAATTCAAACTATCTGAAGCTAGACACGCTGACGCTGGAGAGGGACAAAATACAGATCCTACATTGGGACCAGTAGATCAGATACAAGCAGACGATTTTATAAATAGTAGATACTAAAATGGGTAAACAACTTTTATCAGTTCCCAGCTTTACTGCTGGTGAGCTTTCACCGCAAATGGAAGGTCGTACAGATTTCCAAAAATACTTTAATGGCTGTACGCGATTAGAAAATTTTGTTGTATTACCACATGGTCCCGTTACTAGACGACCAGGCACATATCATATTGCAGAAATAAAAAATAGTGCAGCTAAAACAAGATTAATACCTTTTGAGTTTTCTACTGAACAAACTTACGTTTTAGAGTTTGGTAATCAATATATAAGATTTTATAAAGATGAGGGACAGATCCAATCGGGAGGATCAGCTTACGAAATAGCATCACCTTATTTAACAGCTGAGTTGTTTGATATTAAGTTCGCACAAAGTGCTGACATTATGTACATAACTCACAACAACCATCCAACTAGAAAATTATCTAGAACAGGTCATACATCATGGAGTTTAACAGAAGTAGTATTTACCGATGGACCCTATCTTGACGTAAACACCACAAATACCACAATGACCCCAAGTGCCACAAGCGGCTCAAGTATTACAATAACCGCAAGTGGATCAGTTTTTGTTGCTACAGACGTTGACAGATTAATAAATTTTTCTAATGGTTACGCTAAGATCACAGCTTTTACTTCAGCTACTGTAGTAACTGCTAACGTATTAGATGATTTTGATAACACAACAGCAACTAAAGATTGGAAGTTAGGATCCTTTTCTACAACAACTGGTTTTCCATCTTGCGTTTCTTTCTTCGAACAAAGATTAGTTTTTGCTGCAACTACATCACAACCACAAACATTATTTTTTTCTAAGTCGGGTGATTATGAAAATATGACAGGTGGAACAGATGCAGATAGTGCCATGGTTTATACGATTGCATCAAACCAGGTAAACGTCATTCAAGCATTGAAAGCTACAAGAACATTAATCGTAATGACAACTGGAGGTGAGTACGCTGTTAGTTCGGGTTCAGCTCAAGATGCTATTACACCATCTAATATTAATATAAGAAAACAATCTAACTATGGATCAGCTGGTGTTGATGCATTATCGATTGGTAATGCTACTTTGTTTTTACAAAGAGCTAAAAGAAAAATTAGAGAGCTAGCTTATAATTTTGATAGTGATAGTTACCAGGCTCCCGATCTTACTATTTTAGCAGAGCATATTACAGATAGTGGTATTGTTCAGATGGATTACCAACAAGAGCCATTTTCAATAGCATGGTGCGTAAGAAACGATGGAGTATTAGCAGGATTTACTTACAACAGATTACAACAAGTTACAGCATGGCACAGACACGTTTTCGGTGGTAAGTCTGATAGTGGTAAAAGTATCAAACAACAAAAAATTTCTTTTACAGCTAACAGCACAACTGTAAATACAACAAACAATACGATTACATTATCAAGCCATGGATTAGCTACTGGAGATCCAGTTTATTATTCAGCAGCATCTAACTTGATAGGTGGATTAAATACAAGCTCAGTTTATTTTGTAATATCTGTAGACGCTAACACAATAAAGTTAGCTACTACAGCAACAAACGCTAGCGGTGGGACAGCTATAAATTTAAGTTCCGCTCCTGGTTCAGATACAGCTCAAGCAATATACCAGGGAGTTAACGTACACTCTGATATTATTTATTCAGATAGTCATGGTTTCCATACAGGTGATTTTATTTATTATAACAATGGTGGAACAGCTATTGGTGGATTATCAGAAAACACAAAATATTTTATAAACAAAATAGACGACAATCAGTTTCAATTATTTTCAAATGAAAGTTTTTTATCTACAGCTAAAGTTAATTTAACTTCAGCTCACAGCTCAGAACAAACAGATAAAATATTATTAAATGCTAAAGTAGAAAGCGTTGCTGTTATTTCGGGAGAAACAGACGAAGATCAAGTTTATTTAATTGTGCAAAGATATATTAATGGATCTACAAAAAGATATGTAGAATATTTAAAATCTTTTGATTTCAATAGTGATCTTACAGAGTTTCACTATGTAGACAGCGGTCTTAAATACGCTGGAGATCCTACAACTACTTTAACAGGATTATCGCATTTAGAGGGAGAGGAGCTTACGATAGTTGGAGAAGGCGCAGTACAAGCATCTAAAACTGTAAGCAGCGGAAGTATTACAATCGATACTTCAATAGAAGAAGCAGTTGTTGGTTTACAATATTCTTCTGATCTACAAACGATGAGATTAGATGAAGGCTTTACAGAAACAACACAAACAAAAGTAAAAAGAATATACGACTTATCTGTTAGATTTCACGAGACAGTTGGAGCTAGCGTTGGACCCAATGTATATTCATTAACAGCTATAGATTTTAGAGACAGTTCGGCTTCTATGGATTTACCTGTTCCATTATTTACAGGAGATAAATTTATAGAATTTGATAGTGACTACGGCACAGAAGGTTTAGTTTATGTACAACAACCTCAAGCTTTGCCAATGACTATCTTAGGTATTTATCCGAGACTAGAAACGGAGAATGTCTAAAGTATTAATTATACCTTTTGAGAATGCACATGCTGAATACATTGTATCTCAAAAAATGAACGATGAATTTTTAGAAATATTACCGCATCATAAAAAGTATGCGTATTTTTTAAAAGAAATTGGAATGTCGTTTACGGGTATAGTCAATAACAAACCCATTGCGGCAGGCGGTATCTTTCCGCTGTGGGATAACGTAGCTGAGGGGTGGGTTTTAGCTACACACGAAATACATCGTTACCCGATTACGTTAGCAAAAGTTATCAAGCAACGTACGGAAATGATGTGTTTGAATAATAAAATAAAAAGATTACAAACAAGCGTAAAGGCAGATAGTAAATTAGCTTTACGATTTGCTGAATGGCTTGGTTTGAAACAAGAAGGATTAATGAAAAACTATGGTCCCGATGGATCAGATTATTATAGATATGCGAGGATTTTTTAGATGAGTTTTATTGGTGATTTAATGGGTGGTCAAATGGCTTACCAAATCGGTAAGTTTAATAAGGCACAAAAAGATTATAATGCTTCAGTTAAAGAGCAAGCAGCAAAAACAGGTTTCGAAGTTTATCAAAACTATGACTTACCTTATTTAGAGGATCAAGAAAAAAAATATCTTGGTTCAGTTAAAGTTAATTTTTCTAAAGCAGGTGTAGAGAGATCGGGTACAGCTCTAGATAATATATTTGAAAGTGAATTATCTTTTGCACGTGATAAAGATATGTTGGAATACAACGCTCTTGTAAGAAAACAACAATTAGAAAATCAAGCTATTCTAGATCGTAATGCAGGTATGATTGCTCAGTACGAAGGTAAAGTAAGAAGAACAGCATCATACTTCGAAGCTGGATCTAGTTTATTAACAGATGCTTCAACAATTCAAGGAATGGGTTAATGACTATAAAAATTAGAACATCACAAATAAGACCCACAGAAAAAACTGCAGCTGTAGAAAGCAACGTAAGAATGAACCCTGGTTTAGCTAAAGAGTTTGGTGGAGCTGTTAAAAAATTTGGTAGATCTGTTGTAAATTATGAAGCTAAGCTTGAAGAAGAAAATTCAAGAAATGAAGTTTTAAAAACTAAAGATACTGTAATAAATGGTAACGACAATTTTGATGGTATAGCTAAATTAAGATATACAGCTGAACAATTTGATGATCCTAAAGAAGCAGAAGCTTATTATAAAAATGGTGTAAAGACTATTAATGATAATTTATCTAATAACTTTAAACACAGATATACAAAAAAATTATATAATAACTGGATACAAACAGAAAATATTAAAGATCTGTCATCTATAAAATTAAAATCTCATAACAATTTAATTACTAATCACAAAAAATTATTTGAACAAGATCTAGACGTGCTTACTAAGCAAGCTATTTATGGTCAAACCGAGAATGAAAGAATTATTGCAAGAACACAAATATTTAATAATTTAGAAACTCAAGAAGCTGCAGATCTTTATGGTGGTAAAAAAGATGAATTAGTAAATAAATACAGAACAGATCTTAAAATGTCTGAATACAAAAGAGATCTTAAAACAGATCCAGGCGGTGTTTTAAAAAGAGCTAAAGCAGATAAATTAATTACAAAAGAAAACTACGATGCTTTGCTAAAATTAAATAAAACAAATTCTACTTCACAAAACGCAGCAGTTACGGATGGTTTAAAAACTATGCTTGCACAATCAGAGCAAGGCATTAAGTACAGCGAAGCAGAATTATCTAAATATGAAACTCACGCAACTATACATAATAATCAAAAACAACTTACACAAATTAGAAATATAAAAGAAAATTATTTATTAGCTGAAGCTCTTAACTCTATGTCAAGATCTGAAATTAAATCAGAGTTAATGAAAGCAGAAGCTAACATGCAAGCAGCAGATCAAGGCGATGGTACAAGTACAGAAGCATTTAAAAAATATACATTTATAAATAATTATTTAAACAAACTTGATACAGAATTAGATAAAGACCCATTAGCAGCAGCTAATAAGAGAGGTTACATAAGTTTAGATGGATTAAATATTAAAGATTACTTGCTTAATCCTACAGCAGAAAATACACAAGCTTTCAAAACAGTAATGCAAAATAGATCAGCTATATCAAAAGCAGTATCTACAATTTATGGATCTGAAACTAAATTTTTTACACTTGCAGAAAAATCTGAGCTTACTAATTTAACTAATTCATTTACTAATAAAGAACAGTTTAAATCTTTAGCTACTCTTATGGTTGAAGGTTTTGGAGAAAACGCTCCAATGGCTTTTGCTGAGCTTTCAAAAGACAATGAGTTTTTAGCTCACATCGGTGGTCTAATGTTAATTGATAACGTAAACCCGGGGATCGATATGGCGCTAGATGGTTACTTTATTCAAAAAAATAAAAACATTGATATTAAAATACCCGATACAGACAAAGATCCTATTGTTGAAAAATACAGAAATGTATTTCCAAACAATCTAAAAACATTAGAAAGCACAGTACAGTTTGCTGACAACATTTATGCAAGTATGATGTTTAGATCGGGTAAAGGTAAAGCTGGAGTATTTCATAGAGCAACTTATGTAAAAGCTATGGAATTAGCTATTGGTCAAAACGGATCTAAAGGTGGTGTAGAGAAATATAATGGTTACGATGTACACGTACCAGCTTGGTTAGAGAGAGACGATTTTGATAATATTATTGAGTTTGTAAAAGAAAATCCAAACATGTTAAGTAAAGCTACAACTGTCATGGTTGATGATATGGAGTTGCCTGGAAAATTATCGGGAAGAAAAAGAGACGGATCTGTAGTAGATGTAAATATTTTTGAAGGTGGAGATCCTTATTTAATCAGCGTAGGTTATGGTAAGTATTTAATTACAATGTACAACCACCCAAGTAAAGGTGATGCTGGTTATGTTATTGATGGAAATTTCACAAGCTCTGGAAACAACTACGCAATATTAGATTTAAATAAAATTAAATCTGATTTTCAAAATAGAAAAATAAAATAATATGTCATTTATATTTGATGAAAAAATAGCGACTAATCCGCTAGGTGAAAATCAATGGTCTACTGGAGACAGAACAGGTTTTAAAGAAGTTTATAATGCTGCATTAGATGCTAACTTTGCATCAGACAGAACAGATAGCCGACACCGAAATATGTCAGATCAGTATTCTGTAATGACAGATCTTCTATATAAAGAAGGTCACACAAATGTAGTCAATCCTATAAAAACTTTTAATGATTTTCCGTTGGGACCCGAAGATCCCGATGCTTACGAAATAGACGATGAGCCGTATTTTGAAAAATCAAGAATAGATAAATTTTGGAACCAAGTTGATGAGATTAAAAAAGCAAATCCCGAATTTGCAGAAAAGTTAAGACAAGAAAAATTTGATACACAAGATGCTTTAGAAGAAAGAATAGCTATTAATACAAGAGAGCTATGGTCTAACTTTACAGACGTAGCGAAACGTGGTTCGGGTTCCTGGTATTCGGGAGGAGGAAAAACTGGATCATGGGTTGGATCAATGGCAGCTCTAGGTACAGATCCTACTGTATTAGCAACTTTACCTATAGGTGCTTTATATTCTGTTCCTGCAAAAATTTTACCCGCTGTTTTAAAAGTAGCTCGAATAGAAGCTATGATAGGTTTTGCAACAGAAGTTGTTATACAAACTCAAGTACAGCCTTATAGAAAAGAATTAGGTTTAGAAAGTGGTTTAGGTTTAGCTGCTAAAAATGTTGCAATGGTAACAGCTTTTAGTGGTACACTTGGTGGTGTCTTAACAGGTGCTATAAAAGGAACACCAATAGCTTACGCAAAAATAAGAGCTGAGCTAAATCGTTTACCCGATAAAAAAGTTGAAGAATTATCTGAAGTATTAGGTTTAGATAAAAACCTTCCAAAAGTTTCTGATAAACAAATACCCAATCCATACAAAGAAGATAAGACAGGAATTAATTTAGCTAACGAAAGATTAGATGCTGCAACTAAAGCTGTTGTTACAGATACTAAATTAGATTTACCCGAAGCTAAAGTTTCATTAAATAATAAAGAATTAGAAAAACTACCATCTAACTTAGCAAGATATAAAGTTGATGATGTTGAGTTTGATCCTAAAAACTTTCAATACAAAGTTAAAGGTGTAGATAAAAAAACAGGATTATCAAAAAAATTAGCAAACATAACTGAATGGGATGAGCCTTCAGCTGGTGCTATTGTTGTTTATGAATTTAGAAATGGAAAGACAGCTGTAGTTGATGGTCACCAAAGATTAGGTTTAGCAAAAAAATTAGGTGTAAAAAATATTAATGCTACAGTATTTAGAGAAGCAGATGGTATAACACCCGAAGCTGCTAAGCTAAGAGGTTTATTAATTAATTTAAGAAACAATACAGGATCCGCTGCAGATGCAGCTGTTGTGCTAAGATCTGAGTATAATATCGATGTAGACAATTTATTAAAAAGTTTGCCGATGAGATTACCTGTTATTCAGCAAGCTCTTGGTTTAACTAAACTAAGTGATGATGCATGGGGTATGTGGAAGTCGGGTAAATTTTCAGATGTACTTGCTGCTAAAATAGGAGAGTTTGTACAAGATAAAACTTTACATGCTAAAGCTCTAAGTTATTTTCAAAAAGTAAAATTTGATAATGCTGGTGTAATGGATCTTACTTTACAACAGTATAATAAATTACCAAAAACTGTAACAAAACAAGAAACATTATTTGGAAAAGAAAGTTTTGCAGAAACTAATATTGTAGAAAGATCTACACTTATCAACTGGGCATCAAGAAATTTTAAGAAAAACAGCCAAGTTTTTAAGACTATAGCTCAAAACGATGCAACTTTACAAGCTGCAGGAAATAAACTAAACAAACTAAGGAACATAGATGAAGCAGAAAAAAATAACATCATCCAATCAAGGCTCGCAGGAGAAGCTCTCTACGAAGGTCAACTCTCAAGAGATCTCGACACAGCAGCAAATCTCCTCAAAGCTGGGAACAGATCCGAAGCTGAACAAGCCTGGCTTAAAGCTATCTCCGATGCAGCTGACAGAGGAGATTTTACAAGGTCTATTACTGGCGGATACGACAGAGTTAATCAAACTACGACTGAAGGATCAAGCTTATCTCAGAAAGCTAAATTCGAAGAAGATTTAAAATCAGATAAATTATTTTCAGATCCTGGGGGACAGGGTGTTAAAGATCAAGCAGATGAACTAGCAATAGAATTAGTTGGAGAAGAAATACCTTCATCAATTAAAACACGTGCTGAAGCTTCTCTAGCTTCTAGAACTTCTGATGCAGAAAAATTAGCTGGTTCCCAAGACTTAGAAGTAGGTACCCAACTAACAACTTCAGAACCGCCATCTTCAGTTTTTGCAAGCGCAACGACTACACCACCTAGGTTTCTAGGTGATACTTCGGGTACTAAAATTGTTGGTGATACTAATGCCATAACTAATAAACGTATCTTGCATAAGAGCAATGATACTCAAGAGATATATAACAATTTATCTGCAAAAAAACAAGAATTAGAAACATTTTTAAAAGCAGAAAGTAAAGAATTTAAAGGTAAAGTTTCTGTAAGAGTTAAAGACTTAAATGAGCTAAAATCTAAAATAAATACAAAAGACGTAGATCCTTCAAGCATTTCTGACTATTTAGGCGGCAGGGTGATTGTTGAAAGCTTAGATGGTGCTAAGAAATTATTAGACAAAATTAAGGCAAAATCAAGATTAATAGAAGTTGAAGATTTTTTAAATGATGGTGGTCGACAGACAGGTTATAGAGCTATTCATGTACAAATGATGGATGCAGATGGTTTTTCATCAGAGATACAAATTAGATTAGGAGCTTTAGAAGATAGTATTAACAGAGCTGCTAAAACTAGATCTATATTTAAAAATAAAATTCTTACTGCTGAAGAAACAGCTCAGATGATAAAAGCAGAAAAAGAAATTAAAGTTGATTTAGATAACACCTGGCATAATTATAAAAACAAAGATCTAGCTGAAGCTGTTGATGAAAATGCTGTTGTTGCTGTAGGTGTAAAAGAAAACGAAGATGGAAGTAAAATTGTTGTTTCTAAAACTGTTAAAGAAATTTTAGAAGAAGAAGCAGACGAGTTATCTATTTTAGAAAGATTGAAGGATTGTCAATGAGTTATCGTAAATGTATTTCAAATGGTATTACTGAAGGATCTATTAAAGATCATTTAGGTAAAGAGCAGCTAGAATTATTAGAAAATTTAGAAAGACGTTACATAGGCGAGGGTATGAACCCAACAGAAGCTAGTAAAGCTGCTGCTAAAAAAGCTTATGAAGAATTAAAACATCAAAGCATTATAAAAAAAAGAAATTTACTTTTACAATTAAAAGTTCAAAAGCAAGCTATCTTTGATATGGAGCAATATCGTACTCCATCGGGTGAAAAAGATTTTGGAGAAGCTTTAATTAACATGACAGATTTCGATGCAAGATCGGGAATACTAAACTTAACTAATCTAAAAAAAGAAGAACATGGTAGAATTTTAAGACCCATTGTTGATGTAATTGAAAAATTTAGAGCTAGAACAGCTGGCAGAAAAACTAATGAAGTAAAAGCTACAATGCCATTATTAGTTAAGGAATATTTTAATCCTGGTTCTACATCTAGTAAGATGGCAAAAGAATTTGCTAAAGCTTTAAAAGAAGCTATAGAAATAGCAAGATTAAGATACAACAAATTTGGCGGTGACATAAGAAAATTAGATTATGATTATTTACCACAAAATCATTCAAGAAATTTAGTTGGTAGAGTTTCTTTCGAAGAATGGGCTAAAGACATTTTAGAAGCTATTAATCCAAACAAGATGATTAACAACAGAACTGGTTTACCATTTACAAAAGGTGAGCTTGAATTAATTTTACCTGGTATTTGGAGAGATATTTCTACAGATGGTTTAGCATCTAAAGTAGCATCGTCACAGTACAGAGGATCTAGTGCTTTAATGAATAAAAGAATGGATCATAGATTTTTCCATTTTAAAGATGGTGATGCTTATAATAAATACATGACAAAATACTCAGAAGGTGATGTATTTTCTAATGTCATAATGCATATTGAAAGTATGGCTAGAGATATAGCTATTATGAGAAAATTTGGACCCAATCAAAATGCTGGTAAACAATATATTATTGATTATGCAACCATCAAAAATGAAGGTTTAACAAACGCTAAAATTAAAAATAAATTTCAAGGTAAAGTAAAAACTTTTGATAATTTATTTGAGTATCATAAAGGTGTTTTATTTTCAGCTCCCGATAACTTTGCTGCTAGATTTTTAGCAGGAACAAGACAGATCTTAGTTTCAGCTCTTTTAGGTTCAGCATCCATTATAGCTCAAACAGACTTTTTCTTTAGCTCATACACAAGTCGATTTACTGGTTTACCACAAGCTAAAACTGCTGGCAGAACATTAAAAATAATGTTTGAAGGTTTTAGAAAAAATAAAACACAACAAAAAACAGCGATGAGATTAGGTTTTGTAGCAGAAAGTTTTTTAGCCATTAACTACGCTGCAACAAGATATAGCTTAGATATTGACGCTCCAGCTATAGCAAAAATGTTTTCTGATTTTACTTTACGATGGTCGGGATTATCAAACCTTACACAATCTGGTCGACTATCTTTTGGTTTAGAATTTTTAGGTTTTTTAGGTGATAACGTAAATAAAAGATTTACTGAGCTTCCTAAAAAGTTTCAATCTACAATGAAACGATATGGTATTAATGAAGGTGATTGGGATATTATAAGAAAAACAGAATTAAGAGACGCTGCTATTGATGATGATACTTTAAAAGCAGGTGAAAATATATTCTTTGATCCCGATAATATTTTAAAAAGAACAGATCTATCTGAGGATTATAAGATTAACACTACCAGCAAAATTCATAACATGATCCTTACAGAAACAGAGCATGCTATTCCATCATCATCAGCTAGAGGTAGAGTTGCTGTTACAGGAGGAACAAGACCAGGAACACTTATAGGAGAAGTTGGTTTATCAGCTCTTATGTTTAAAAACTTTCCAATAACAATGTTATTTACTCATATCAAAAGAGGTTTAACAGAGCAGGGTCTAAGAGGTAAATTAGGATATTTAGTGCCGTTTATTATAGGCACAACATTAGTAGCTGCCGTAGCTCACGAACAAAGAGAAATGTTAAAAGGTAGAAAATTTGCTAATTTAGAAACATTAAAAGATCCTAAGTATTGGTGGGCTAGAATGATCCAAGGTGGAGGATTAGCTATCTTTGGTGATCTTATATATCAAGAAACAAACAGCCAATATAATACTGGCGCTAAAGATGCTTTATTGGGACCAGGAATAGGTTTCGGAATTGAAACATTTAATCTACTTGTAGAAGCTGGTAAAGCTATAGCTCAACAAGATAATAAATTAGGAGCTTCAACTTCAAGATTTATAAGAAAATATACTCCAGGAAATTCAATATTTTGGTTTAGATCAGCGTTTGAAAGAATTATTGTTGATACTTTAGAGAACATGATCAACCCCAATTTTCATAGAAAAAACAGAAATATAATAAATAGGTACCAAAAGAACGAATTTAGGGATTATTGGTGGTATCCAGGCGAAACTTTACCATCATCGGCTCCTGGAATATCAGAATAATATTAATAGACAACATAGACAAACTTTAATATAGAGGGAAATAGATTAGGTGTTTCGCGCCTAAAAAATTTCAAAATAAAATTATGACAGTATCAAGTACAGTAGTACGAAATTCGTACGCTGGCGATAATTCTACTACACAATTTACTTATACCTTTCCGATCCATAGTACATCGGAATTAAAAGTAATTTTAAGAAGCAGCGCTGGTGTCGAAACAGTACAAACATTAAATTCAGATTTTACGATAAACGATACAGGTACAGGCGGTACAGTTACGTTTACAACAGCTCCAGCTACAGGTGTGTCTGTAGTATTATTAAGAGACACAAACCTAACGCAAGATGTTGACTACATAGCTAACGATCCCTTTCCTGCTGAAACTCACGAAGGAGCTTTAGATAAAATTGTTTTATCCGTACAAGAATTACAAGAAGAAATAGACAGATCTATAAAAGTATCAAGAACAGCTCCAATCAATAATTCACAAATTACTGATGATGCTACAGCAAGAGCTGGAAAACTTTTAGGTTTTGCAAACGATGGTCAATCCTTAGATGCAACAATCGATGGATCTCAAGTTTCTGTTAACGCTACGAATGCAGCTAACTCAGCAGCTGCTGCTGCAACATCAGCAACAAATGCAGAGAACGCTAAAACAGCAGCCTTAGCAGCACAAGCTGCAGCGGAAGCAGCATTAGATACTTTTGATGACGATTTCTTAGGAGCTAAAGCATCAGATCCATCAGTAGACAATGATGGTAATGCTTTAACAGACGGAGCATTATATTTTGATACTACCAATAACGTAATGAAAGTTTACGATCTTGGCGGTACACAATGGAAGCAACTTGTTCCAACAAATTCACAACAAACTAATATTGATGCTGCAGTTTCTAACGCAACAAATATTAATGCTGTTGCAACAAACATAAGTAATATAAATTCAGTAAATTCAAACGCTACAAATATTAACACACTAGCTGGGATTTCTAATTTATCAACATTAGGAACGAACGCTACAGCCGTAGTTACAGCTGGAAATAATATTACAGGAATTAACTCTTTTGCAGATCGATATAGAGTATCTTCAAATTCTCCCTCAACTTCACTAGATGCGGGGGATTTATGGTTCGATACGACAGCAAATAAATTAAAAGTTTACGATGGTTCATCGTTCGCGCTTGCGGGGAGCAGCGTTAACGGGACTAGCCAAAGGTTCGAATACACGGCTACAGCTGGTCAAACAACTTTCAGCGGTGCTGACAGTAACGGGAACAGCTTGACTTACGATGTCGCTAGCGGGACAGCATTCGCAGATATTTATTTGAATGGTGTTAAGCTTACCCCGTCTGATTTTACGGCAACAAGTGGTACATCTATAGTTTTAGGCAGCGGAGCTGCAGCCAATGATATTTTACAGGTAACGGCTTATGGTACATTTACATTATCAGCTTTTAGCGCAAGCCAAATCACTAGCGGAACTGTAAACAATGATCGACTACCTTCACCAACATTAGTTGTTAAAGGTGATGGATCTAGTGAAGATGGAGCAATACAATTAAATTGCCATGTAAATAGTCATGGTGTAAAAATTAAATCACCACCACATAGTGCGGGTCAAAGTTATACTTTAATTTTACCTCAGAATGTTGGAACAGCAAATCAAGTATTAGCCACAAATGGAAATTCAACAAATCAATTATCTTGGATTGATGCAACAGAAACAAAACCTACTGTAGCTGACGTATCACAAACAATAGCTCCAGCTACAGCTACAACGATTAATATTACTGGAACTAATTTTGTATCAATACCAATAGTAGAATTTATAAAAACAGATGGCTCAGTTACACTTGCTAATACAGTTTCATTTACAAATGCTACAACGCTTTCAGTAAACGTAACTTTAGCAACGGGTAACTATTATGTAAGAGTAGAAAATCCCGATGGTAACGCTGGTAGATCTACAAATAATATTTTAACGGCAAGTACGGCTCCTTCATTTTCAACAGCAGCTGGATCACTTGGAACTTTTGCTGGTAATTTTTCGGGTACAGTTGCAACCATTGCAGGTTCATCAGATAGTGCAATTACATTTTCAGAAGTTGGCTCAAATTTAGCAACTGCCAACGTAACTCTTAATTCATCAACTGGTGCATTAGAGACAACAGATTTTGGCGGAAGTAGCACAACCGCAACTTTAACAAATTTTACAATTCGAATTACAGATGCAGAAAATCAAACAACAGATAGAGCTTTTAGCTTTACATCAAGCTATGGAGCAACAGGTGGGGGACAATTTAACTAATGGCTAATACATATTTAACAAGAACACCAAGTGCAGGAAATAGAAAAACTTTTACTATATCTTGTTGGGTAAAAAGAAGTGGTTTAGGTTCACCTCAAAAAGCAATATTTACTGCTGGAGATGATAGTAGTTCACCATTAAACTTTTTTGGTTTTAATACTAATGACCAAATTGCATATTGGGAGTATTCAAATGATACAACAGGTATTTCTGATTTTCTTACTACTAGAAGATTTAGAGATACAAATGCTTGGTATCATATTGTTTTAGCTGTAGATACTACACAAGCAACTGCTTCAAATAGAATTAAACTTTATGTAAATGGTGTACAAGAAACAGATGTTGTTACAGGTGGTAATAATCTATATCCACAAACTCAAAATCAAGACTTAGCTTTTAATGATGCTGATGGTCATTATGTTGGAAGATATGGTTATAGTAGTGATAGTTACTTTGATGGTTTAATGTCACATTTTCATTTTATAGATGGTACAGCTTATGATGCTTCTACTTTTGGTTCTACAGATAGTACAACTGGTGAATGGAAAATAAATACATCACCAAGTATTACAATGGGTACAAATGGTTTTACAATTTTAAAAGATGGAAACACAATTACAGACCA